GATGAGCGTGAGTTCATTAAGACTGGCATCACTGTAGACGGTTGGAACCGTATCTTCAAATCAACTGATGGAGTGGAAAAATGAGATCACAACGTCGCGTAAAGGGTGGACGCAAGGCTCTACCAGCAAGTGTACTGAAGCAGATATGGCGTGAGGTGGACCGTCAGGCACGTCGATTCGATGTGTCACGTTCATTCGTTATCGCCACTGCACTCGCACACACGTTCGGTGTGAATGAGCAAGAGGACTACAAACAGGTGGGTACGCGTCAACTGAAGGATGTCTCGAAACGAAAGGTGAGCTAATGAATCCCAGTACAAAGAATGTCGATGAGGCATTCCTTCACGCGATCAAGTTGATATCCGAAACGTCATCGGGTAATGACGCGCAACTACTCGATCTGATTCGTATGATGACGAAGACGGTCCTTCTGTTGGAGGATCGGATTAACATCCTCGAGAATCATCTGCAACTGCTCACCAATCATATCGTCGCTATCGTTGTGGCTGATGCGATGGAAGGTGGCGACAACGGGCCTGTCAACTAGCTATGACTGATATCATACTACCTCCAAAGAAAAACGTCATCCTAGACGCCACTGTTCTGTCTAGTCTGATGAGCTGTGGTCGATTCCTTGACTTGCGTTTCAATCATCGATTCATTTCGGCTAAGGGCAAGTCCAATAGCCTAGAGATTGGATCATTGATGCACAAGGTCTTCGAGGTCTTCTACCAGCATCAGATCAAGGGCTTCCCACGTAGCGTATGTATTGGTAATGCGTTAATCGCAGGTCAAATGTATATCACCGGTTGTCCCCACTGTGCATCTGGTGATGTAGATAAGCCATCGTGCGGGCATGAGGCGGGCGAGTATCCTGGCCTGATGAACACGCCCGAAGACAACGATGGGCGTTACAAGACTGGGTGGAAGTTCGCCTTACAACGATGCGAGGAATACTTCAAACACTACGAGAATGACTCATTCGTTCCCATAGCGGCAGAGTGGGTGAAGGGCGAAGTAATCTACGAGGACGAAGAGATACGCGTCTTGTGGAAAGCTAAGTTTGATCTGACGCTGGACACGAATCAGATCGGTATCGTGTCAATGGATCACAAGACATTCAAGCAGAGGCGTGACAAGACGAGCCTATCGAATCAGTTCTTGGGACACTGTGTCCTCTTGAACAGTAGGAACGTGATTGTGAATAAGGTAGGTCTACAGACCAGCCTACCAATCACTGAATGTCTTACGCGCGAGATAGTCTCATACTCTGCTCAACGGATCGAAGAGTGGCGGAGTGAGATCATTCCGTACTATGCGTACAAGCTGCTCCAGTACACGGAGGCGGAGTACTTTCCACCCAACTTCACTCACTGCGATACGATGTATGGCCCGTGTCCATTCAAGTCAGTGTGCGAATCTGATCCGCGTATGCGTGAGGAAGTGTTGCGGAATGAATTCATTGTAGGTCAGGTGTGGGATCCTACGAACAAGGAAGACGAGTAGTGGAGACGGACGACATGATACTCGACTACTGTCCTGTGTGCGATGAGGATACCGCGCACGTCATTGTGAACGATCCTATCTTTGGTAAAGCACTCGAATGTACTGAGTGCAATACCGTGTGGGAAACTAACTGGGACGAGGAAATGGACGACGATGACTGAATGGCAATGGAGAGTAATTATAGCCCTGATTCGATATGTTATGAGTCAGCGGGTTGAATGGATAGAGTATACGGAAGAGGATGAGAGTGTCCTATTCGATGCTCTAAATAAAGAGGACGACAAATGAAGGAACTGTTCATCATTCGAGGCTTACCTGGAGTAGGTAAGTCAACTCTCGCATTCAAACTATACATCGATGTGTTTCCTTTCGAGGCAGATACATTCTTCACTGACTTGGATGGGAACTACAAGTACGACGGCACGAATATCGCTAAGGCTCATAAGTTCTGTCAGGAGTGTGCAGAGTCAGCGATGATTTATAAGAAGTCGCGTGTCGTCGTATCGAATGTGTTCGTGAAGCGGTGGATGATGCGCCCGTACTATGAGATGGCAGAGAAGCATGGGTATCAAGTCACCGAAATCACTCTGACGGGTCCACTCCATGAGTCCATCCATGGCGTTCCACAAGATCGGATAGACAAGATGCGAGAGGAGTGGGAACACTGATGGCAGAAAAATTATTAAGTGACAAGTGTGAAGAATTTATTGAGTGGTTAAAAGAAATGGGTGAATTTGGTGACTGGGATCCTAAAATCCAAATAGAAGTTCATAAAAAGTTAATCGAGATCATGACATCGAAGTATGAGCGGAGCGAATAAATGCCAACAATGAGTGACGTGAACTTTGATGGACTATATTGTCTATTCAAGGGTGAACCTGGGACTAGAAAGAGTACGCAGGCTCTATCATTCCCTGGACCGCAATACTGGTTTTCATGGGATAGGAAGATGAATGGTATCCATCTGCCTATGAGGAAGTGGGGGATAGATCCGAAGACTATCACGTTCGATGACTACGATAACTGGTCTAAGCCGAAAGCTAAGTTGGAACAGTTTCAGTTGAACTGCCCATACAAGACCATCGTGATCGATAGCATCACATCGATGGCAGACATGACATTGCGTCAGACTGTACAGATGAAGTACGGTAAGACGCGCGCATCAGGCGCAAGTGCGGGCAAGTTAATCGCTGGCATTGCAGTCAATGAGATTGAAGACTACAATGCTGAGTCGAGTGCGTTGAATGAGTTGATGGCTCTCACGAAGGACATCAACAATTTCCATAAAGTCAATGTGATTCTTATCGCTCACGTCGTTAAGGCTGAGTACAGGGATACGACTAAGAACGTAACCCATATCAGTCGGCAGATTGTGACCGCTGGTAAGAATGTCGCAGCTAAGATTCCCGCATATTGTGGTGAGGTGTATCACTTCAATATTGACAAGGGAATGGTCGAAGGAGGAGGTGGTGACTATACTTTATTAACTGAGCATACTGGTGATGACTTTGCGCGCACGGCATTGGATCTTCCGAGTAAGGTATCATTCGGAGATAAGCCGCTGTACGATACGTACATCAAACCAGCCATCGTCAAAGCAACTGCTGCATACGTTCCAACAAACACGTTCTAACAACAATCGGAGAGACAGATGCCTATCATTCAGTTCAGCGAAGCGGATATGAGCCGGGGCAAGATTGTGGAGCCCGCGTGGTACCTCATGAACATCATCAACGTGGGCGAGGCTCCATCAAAGGATGGTGGCTCTACCAACTATCCTGTGGAAGGCACCATCATCCGCAACGCTGACAATGGTGACGAGACTTTCAAGGGTGTGACCATCACCTGGAATTTCAACAGCAAGGCTATCGGCTTTGCTACGGGATTCCTCTCATCCTTCGGTGTACAGCCCGAGTTGGGTAAGCGGTACGATCTGGCACATGCCGTGGGCAAGCAGGTGGAAGTGTTCGTGGAGAACGGCGAGTGGCAGGGTCGTATTGTCAATCGCGTGAACCACAAGTATCGCACGCCTCGCTAGTAGTACAGTAATACGGGGGACTGGTACATTGGCCTATCAGTATCAGTCCCCTTCTCTAAAATCGAGGCCCAACCTACGTGGAGGAAGTTATGTATATCGATGAAGATGTGGACGTGATGGACGCGCTCGATCTGGCCGATATGGAAGATGGTATCGGTGAGAAGGACGATATCGTGGATTCTGATGAGTTGGAAGATGGTGACGACTCTGAGGATGAAGACGATGAAGACTTTGATGACGATGACGCAGACCCTGATGAAGAGGGAGAGGCTGCTGAAATCGTAGTACCGGATTCATCGGAGGAATAGCAACATCGTATCCTGAAATTATTGTGCTACACCAACGCCCTTCAACTTTGGACTGGCACAGTAGAGGTGGGGTACGACTAAGTGAAGGCTCTGATGATAGGAGGCGCGTCCAATGCTGAAAAGTACGGGCGCGTCTCCGTTTCACTGCTCAGGGAATATATGGACAAGACAATGACTGAAAAGATAAGTGGTCGGATCATTAAAGTACACAAGGCGGGATGGGGTTTCATCAGTTCCAAGGAGATTGAATTCACGCGCATTTTCTTTCATTGGACTTCACTCAGACAGGACACACTTCAGTTCCCTGAGTTGAAGACAGGAATGATCGTGGAATTCACACCCATCAAAGTTCCTGACAAGGGGTGGCGCGCTGTGCATGTGTTGGTTACAGACAAGCGTGAGAAGCTAGAGGAAGTGAAAGATGCCATCATCCCCAACGAAGAAACCCAGATACCCGACGATCTGCCCGCACTGCCGCAATGACGATCACAAGTTAACTGAACACATCATTGCCAACACGTATCTGTGTAATGTGTGTTCCAAATACTTCAAGGATAATTATGACTCAAGCGGAGAAGGTAGAAATGGTAGCCCGGCTACTTCGGGAGTACACAAACCTGACTGATATGGACTCAGTTCAGATCGCGCACATGATCATCATGTTGTTGGATCGCGCAAATGACTGACAAGCGGTATATCCCAGGACAGGGTGCAATAGGGGCTAAATTCATTATATTGAGTGATGCCCCTTCACACGAAGATGTGAATAGCGGACGCCCATTAAGTGGATCGGCTGGTAGAGAGACTGATCGTTTACTGCGTGACGCGGGCATCAATCGCGGAGACTGTTGGGTTACTACGGTATCCAAATATGAAGTTCCAGCGAACCTTGGTAGGAAGAAATTACCGTTCCATGTCCGTGCTAGGGATAGCGGTATCGACATGGATCAGCAATTGGAAGAACTGCGAGTCGAAATTGGAGACATTAAACCTAACGTTGTCCTCGCTCTCGGTGGGACTGCTTTATGGGCATTGTCCGGCAAAACTAAAATTAGTGACTGGCGAGGCTCAATCCTCAGGGGTATGGGCTCTAAATTTGTTGCTACCTATCATCCCAAGGATCTTGTATCTCACGTTCCGGGTGGAGAAATCAAAGGTTACTGGAACAGACAAGTAATGATCTTCGATATGAAGCGCGCATGGGAAGAACGCCACGATCCCATGCTCAATCTTCCTAATCGAACACTTCAGATCTGCCGTAACTCAGGCGAACTACACGAGTTCTTGGAACGCTACTCTTCAATCAAGAAGATGAGTGTAGACATCGAGGCCGGTGGTCATTGTCTACCCATCTGTATAGGACTGTCATTCAATAAGTCTCATGGGATGACAGTCCCTCTGTGGAACACTGATGGTATCTCACACATACCAGATTCGGACATGGCAACTATTTGGGGAATGCTAGCCAAAACACTATGGGAGAAGGACATTGTCGGACAAAACTTCAACTACGACCGAGATAAAATTCGCAGACTGGGATTTGCCATACGACGGATCCACTCTGATACTCTCCTCAAGGCGTTCGCAATTAACCCTGAACTCCCAAAACGGCTTGCATTCCTTACAAGTATCTACACGCGGGAACCCTTCTACAAAGATGAGGGTATGTATGAGGGGAGCATTGGAGATCTACTCCTCGGGTGCGCACGTGATAGTTGTGTCACACTCGAAATAGAAGAGGCAATGAACCCTGACATAGATGAGTTGGGTGTAAGGAAGTTCTATGAGAACTTTCTAATGAAACTGCCCGACCTGTATCTCGAAATAGAAAATAATGGATTCAAGATCAATCAGGAGAAACGTCAGGCGCTGATACGGAAGTACGTGGAATGGGATGAGCGTCTTGGCTATGAGATGTATCAGATAGCTGGGATAGATATCAACATCTCCTCTCCACTTCAGGTCCACTCTCTACTCTTTGACCTGTGGAAGCTCCCTCGTAGAATGGGAGTCGGTGAAGAGGAACTGACTGCACTACTCAATCTGAAGACTGGAGTGAAAGCACCTGAACACAGGCTATGGATTGAGAAGTGTTTGGAGCGGCGTCGTGTCAAGAAGACGGTATCCACATATCTGTTCGCCATTCCAGACTACGATGGAAAGATGCGAACTACCTGTTTTATGTGCCTTGAGACTGGTCGTACTAGTACTAGTCAACAGAGTCCTCCCATACGCCCGTATGTAGATCTAGTGGGCAAGAAGAAACAGAAGGACATGAAAGTGATGGGCACGGCATTCCAGGTATTCACCAAACACGGTGATATCGGGGGTGATGTGCGTGGAATGTATGAGCCTGATGAGGGCGAAGTATTCGTACAACTGGATAGTAGCCAAGCTGAAGCCCGTGTAGTCTTCAATCTAGCTACGGACGAACAAGCATTAGAGGACATAGATAAACATGATTACCATGCTCTCACTGCGTCGTGGTTTTTTGGTGGCCGTGAAGAGGATTACTCCAAGAAGGTATTGGGATATGAATCTCCTATTCGCTTCGCCGGGAAAACTCTACGCCATGCGGGCCATCTTGGCGCGGGCGCAAGAAGAGCCTCTACTGAGCTTAATACGCAGGCACGTAAGTACAAGATTCCAATCAAGATAGATGAGACTATTGCAGAACGGGCATTGAAGATCTTCCATTCTAAGCAACCTAAGATACAGAGGATATTCCACAATGAAGTCATCGAATGTCTCAAGCGAGACAGAAGACTTACTGCACCTCTCCCATGGGGCATCGACGCAGAGCGAGGAGGTGTGCGTATATTCTATGAACGATGGGGTGATGATTTGTTCCGTGAGGCATTGGCCTACCTCCCTCAACGGGCCGTTACTGATAATACCAAAGCGGCAGGTATACGAATTAAGATCAAGTTCCCAGAAAGCAAGGTCATTCTGGAGGCGCATGATGCACTTCTGTTCAGCGTGCGAAAAGAATACCTGGATGACTTTATTTCTGTAGCCCAACAGGAGATGGAGCGTCCTATCAATTTCTCTGCATGTTCCTTACCACGTAGGTTCCTCAAGATACCATGTGACGTGGAAGTCGGAGAAAACTATAAGGACTTGTTTAAGCACAAGTCTGATAAGATTAAGGTAGAGCCACCCCAAGTACTCGTTACGCGCCCATTGACCGCCAGTGAAGAGTTTGAAGTGACTGATGAGGATGCGCGTAATGATATGTTTGCTAAGAGGGATTATGAACGGACACGTACTACACGGAACGACGATGATATTCCTTTCTGAGGAACTGAGATGCAATGGGTCATCAATGGGACTTCTGTGGAAACTTCATGGCTTGACAAACTATTAGCGCAGCATTCAGAACTAGAATCTCCCACTAACTTCTGGCTATGGGGTGGCATGGCTGCCATCTCTGCTGTAGTGAAGGACAACGTATGGCTAGATCGGCAGATCTACAATCTGTACCCCAATATCTATGTGATGTTCCATGCAGAGAGTGGGTTGAAGAAAGGCCCGCCGATCAGCATGGCGAAACAACTTGTGCGTGCCGTAGGTGGTACGCGCATCATCTCAGGACGTTCATCAATACAGGGTATCTTAAAGGAATTAGGAACGGCGCAGACCCAGCCGGGTGGGAGGGTTATCAACAAGTCATGCGCCTTCATATGCAGCTCGGAATTGACGAGTTCAATCGTCGAAGACAAAGTGGCGACTGACATTCTAACTGACTTGTATGACAGGCAATATAACATAGGTGAGTGGCGTTCCCTCCTGAAGATGGAATCGTTTAATCTGAAGGATCCCACTATCACTATGTTAACTGCAACTAACGAAGCCCACTCTACTGACTTCTTTGGAAAGAAGGACATACATGGCGGATACTTTGCGCGAACGTTTATCATCTCTGAATCGAAGCGAAATCGTGCTAATAGTCTGCTCGTGCCTCTTCTTAATCCTCCTGTATACACTGTTCTGGCTGAGTATCTTAAGATTCTAGAGGGACTGAAGGGTCCATTCGCACCACTGGCGAGTCAAGAGCCTACAGACGCGTGTGCCATACCATACATCGAACGTGAAACAGGTACAACGAACTACTTCAGCGATGCAGGTTTAGTGTACCAGATGTGGTATGACGAATTCATCCAGACCATTCAGTCACAGGATTTGAAAGATGACACGGGTACATTAAACAGATTCGGTGACTCTGTATTGAAGGTGGCGATGATCTTATCATTGGCAAAGGAACCGACACTAGTGATCGATCCCGCATCGATGCAACTAGCTATCAACCACTGTGAGAAGTTGGTTGGTAACGTGCGCGAAATGACCCACGGTAAGAAGGGTCTATCGGATGCGAAGGCTATTAAGGGGCTGATAATCCAGGAATTACTTGGCAGGGAGACACATCAAATCAGTCGCGTAATGTTGCTAAAGAAGATGTGGGCTCATTACAAGGAGGCTACTGAACTGGATGATATTATGATGTCATTCGATCAGTCCGGTATGATCAAGACTGAATCGATGGGCAATCAGATCATCTATGTCATGCCTGAACTTCAAGTGATTGAACTGAAGGCTTTCTTTTCGGGGAAGAACAAATGACTCAAGGTTGGAACGATGGAAGTGAAGCACATAACAAGATACGTGAACAGGCTGAACACATCAGACTGCTAGAGAACATTCTGGAGGGTCTACGGGCTGAACTGATGAACCTGATGATCAAACTGGAGAACCACACGCCACCGAAGGAAACAGGTCAGTTGAGGCTGCCCTTCGATAACTAGGAAAGGGTATCGTGCCTCTTATTCCGATACCGGCGTATGAGGAGCCTGAGCTTGTCCCAAAAGATGAGCCATATGTAGTACAGACTCATGCCAATGATGATCGAGTACGTGACTACCTCAAATGTGCTAATTGGATTTGTCATATTTGTTCTAGCACCGTTTTTGGTAGGTGCCTGACCTGTGCATACTGCCGCCACAAACTAGGCAAAGTGACGGATCGACCCATAGGATACAAAGCATAGATTTAGGAGGGGCTCATCACCCCTCCCATTTTTAGTATCCCTCTTGCTCCCCACGAAGACTCGGCAACACATCCCCTGTTAATTCTCTCAATCCACCACCCGTCTGGAGCCAATCATTCTCCGGGCTAATGAACTTGGAGATCGACTCGCCCTTACCGTAGGTCTGAGTACCCATGCCCACGGTGATAGGTATACCCAACAGTGGCAGTAGTTCAGGGTTCTCCTGCGCTAATCCGTACATATCTTGCGCGATCAGGGGAACGAACATCTGCATAGTCCGGTCACCCATATGGACTGGGTTGTATTCGGTAGCATTCGCTATATCATACGCGAACTTCGTAGTCGGATTCAACTTATTCACGAAGAAGCGTTCAATAGCGTCCTTACTTGTCTCTGCCTGATAGCCCGAGCCGTATCGACTGTATTTCTGACTAGCTGATGAGGTGGTTCCGCCCTCGTACAGACGTGAAATTGCTGTGATGAACTGAAGGAATCCGCCACCTGGATCTAAGCGCGTATCACCGATTCTCACCTTACCGAAGTCAGCACTAGTGGGATCGTAGCTGATTTCCGCGTCCTCTCCACCACCTAATTTGATCAACTGAGAGAACATACCCCATGCAGCAGCTGTAGAAAAGGCAGCATGAAGATACTGTTTTCTCACCTGTGGACTAGCCATGATATAGGTGGATGGATTGAGCATCCTGATCCTAGAGGCTAATAGACGTGGTGAAAAGAGTAGTTTCCCAAGTAGTCCAGCCGACTTCTCTAGTGAGATTTCAGCATCTCTATGAGGTGCCCAATTGGTCTTAAGTGGGCCTCGTCCAGTGGCCGTATTGATGAAGTCTACCATCTCCTTAGCGAGGTTCAGATTATGGTAGGGATTCAGATTTAATGCCTCTTCCTGACTGACTGCTTTCTTAAAGAATCCAGGTCTTGCGAACCCTGTATCCAGTCCAGTGATTGCCATGTCCCTCGATAGGTTCATTAGCTTCTCTAGTCGGTTAGCTCTCAGGTGATTCAGGAATAGTACGTATGCGCGGTTGGTCGCCCTCACTACACGTCCAGGGAGTGCATTGTAGGCTGATCGTGCGTAGTTCTTCATTCCAAAGATAGTCTCTGGACCCATGATTCCGCCAGTTTCAAGCCATCTAGAGGCGGTAGCTTCCTCCCTCTGACCCACCTCAGTAGCCGTACTCATCAATTTGAAGCCAATCTTATCCGCAAGCGATGCTTCAAACTTACCAGTCGCTGGGTTCCATGCGCGGCGGAACATATCCTTCGATTTGATTTCAGCCGTTAGTTTCTCATACGCTTCTTGTGAGAATAGAGCCTTGATCTGAGCCTTTCCAGCACTCCAGAATTCAGGGGTGAAAATCTGTGATAAACCCTGTCTACCGGGGGCTGATAAGTCACCTGTTGTAGTGGCGTTAGTTGGAACACTCAGTATCTCTCCCAGAATGCCGGGAGGTTCCTTTTCTCCTGCTTCCTTTCGAGCTAATTCTTCTGGTGTAGGTGTACGAGGTTCATTTCCTTGTCCCCATCCCCATCTTTCCCTGAAATTCTGTGGAGGAACATCACCACCCCCGCCGCCACCAGGAGGTACTCCGCCATTGCCACCACTACCAGGAGGAACATGCCCACTACCACCGCCTGCATTATCAGGTTGCCAATCACTTCCAGATTGCCAACCACTCTTGATATTCTGTCCTAGTTTCTTAGGCCATCCGAAGTAATCTTCTAAGTCAATAGCTCCCTGATCTTCTGAGAAGAACTTACTGAATAGAGACTGCTGTCTAAGAGGTGATACGTCTCCACCACCCTCAGTAGGAACCGATTCAACGAATGGATCTGCTTGTACTGGATTACGTGCCTCCATAGGCATCGGTAGTCCAGGCTGCTCCAGTACTGATTCAGGTGATCGAGGAATAGCTGGTGGATCAGGTGATATATCAGCTCCAGAATTAACTATACGAAGTAACCTTTCTAGCTCTCCTCCGGGTGCGTGGAATTCATCAGGATCAACCCAATTCGGATGGTCCCCTAATGATTCACCGGGAGTGGACGCAAGTTGAGGCGGATTATAACTGCCCGTCCTCTGAATAATTCTGGTGAACGATGCCTCATCGCCAAAGCCGGAACCTATGAAACGAAATGTTTCCTCGGGGGAAAGCACCTGTGTGACTGCATCATCCCCAAGCTCAGTAAGTGTAAACGTCCCGTCTTTATTCCTTTTGATTGATACGTAGCCCTCTCCATTTTCGTGGGCGACAGCCCTACGAAGTGTCTCAGGGGAGAAGTATTTGTCGATAATATCTGGACTAAGGGAATAACTCTCGTTTTCGATAGCTGCCCTTCTGGCAATATCGTCGGCTTTGGCGGCGTCTATCGTGGCGCGAGTTTTGAAGTTGAGGAAGCGACCTCTACTGCCCTCACCTATTGCGCCTTCTGATGGGGTCAGACCAGTTACATTCCTGACGGGCTCTCCATACTTGTCTAATACAGCAGCCCTGATTAGAGGTATTTCAATGACCTCCCCTTCCCTCGTTGTAAAGCTAGTAGTGGGCTGTCCTTTAGTGGCAGTTGCATCAGTTGAAACTACTTCACCACTAGGTAATAAATAGTGGTCGGAACCTTCTGATCCAGGCTTAATTTGAGCAACTGCCCTTTCAACATCATCAGGAGTTGGAAGTCCCTTCCAGATTCTACGATACTTTTGAGCTACTTTAATTAGGCCTCTAAGAATGTCAGTATGGCTCATTGAGCCATCCGACTCCTTCTTGAATCGCTGCCATACCTGTCTTCCGTCCGCCAGCATTTCCTTGAAGACATAGCCCGCTTTAGCTAGTTCAGTGCGCGCCTCTTGGGTTGGATTCACCCCTGCACGTATGACTAGATCTTTCCCTTCCTCTACTCCTACGTGACCTGCTGGTATAGGTCCAGCTACTTCAGGTCTAGCGAGTGGAGTATCTGATCTAGTGGGTGGTGTGGATGCCAGAGTGAGTGGCTTCCCACCGCGTGTCCACAACTCGTATCCACCCGGAGAACGACCAGCATACTTAAATCCACGACTAGTATAGAAGCCCTTCTTGGGATCAAATGGATCCTTGATTTCGATGGATTCAGGTAGATCGTCCCCACCTTGTAGCTTAGTTTCAGGTCCGATAGGTTCTTCTAGTGGTGGTTCTTCGTCCAGTATAGGATCGGCTGATAGATCCTCTCCTGTTTCCTTATCAATGACTGAAGTATCGATTTCAGGCGCGTCGGCTGGCTTCGATGGAGTCTCAGTAGCTAGATCCTTTCGGATCATTTTCATACGTCCATCAGGTAATATCTCGTATGGAACGTAGCCCCTACGACGCTGATTACCTACACCTAATGGACTGGTATCATTGATGGTAATGAATTTCGGCATCCTCTCAAACTTACCGGGAGGATACACCACATCAGGAGGTTCATCGAATCCTAATCCGGGTTGTCCACGTAATATTTCAGGTTCGGGGGGTGGAGGTTCATTGTATGCCGGTCCCCTACGTGGTGGCTCAAATGGATCGAATAGTTCTCCCTGTCCTTCAAAGTTAAAATCAAACGGTTCAGTGACAACATTGCCCCGTTCATCCCTTACCACATTGCCAAGTTCATCCGTTACAGGTCTAGTATTAGCTCGCTGTTGACCCTCTGATGGACTCTGAATACGGTTCTTAAATCGGTTAGTGAATGGGTTAACTGGAGGTCCACCCGGCATACCTGCTGCGCCTGGAGGGGGCTGACCTCCAATAGCTTCTAGACCACGCGCCCTAGCTTCCATGGGACGCCTGCCCATGACATGCCCTGTACCGTAACCTAAGCCCGCACCAAGTCCTGTATTAAGCAGATACTCCTGCATACTGGCATCGAAATCACCAGTCTGTGCCCAATGTTGGAATGGTGTCGATGCAGCATTAAGTGCAGCACCTTCAAGTGCGCTTCTACCCGGTATTTTAGCCGCATATTTCATCAATTCTTTAGCAGTAGCACCAGCACCCGGAGCCTTGCCAAGAACGGGAATTGCATTTACTGCTGTTTCTACACCTAATTCAGCTAAATTAAATTCTCGTTCTGGGTCCATCCACATATCGAATGCTTGACCCGCGACATTACCTAATGCAGCACCTCCCGCACCACCAGCTACCGTACCTGCTGGACCCGCTCCACTACCTAGAATTGCACCACCTACTGCTGGAATGGTGCGTATACCCTGAGATGCAAGCCATTCAAGCCAACCCTGTTCATGTGGCGTTCCCCTGCCCACACGTTTTGGGGGTGTAGGAGGCTCGTAGGGTTTCCATCTGCCTCCCTCAGTCTGATCTGGTTCTATATCTTTCCATCCACGATCAGCCATTATTTACCCCCTTTAGCACCGGGGTCAGTACGAGTCCAGGTTTTTCCATCAGTACTAAATAGCCAAGTTTTCCCTCCATCCAGGGATCTGCGCATTACACCATTATTATCCACCTGTGTAATGACTTTTGGTCCTTGGATGTATTCTGAATCTTTAATTCCTTTAAGAATACTAGGAATACTACCCTTACCTGATGATTCGTTGGAGGGTTTCTTGACAGTTTGTGTTTTGTACATTGGATTAGTAGATTCATTCTTAGTATTGTAAACATTAGGCATTGCAGGTTCAGATTTTGGAGACATGATACGTGCAGCTACTGATCTGTCCTCTGCCTTAACTGCTGGAGAAACAGTAGTAGAAGCAGGACTTGAAGAACCAGCAGGTCCAGCGGGAGGTGTAGTCTTATTAGCGGGAGCAGAACCACCACCAGAACTAGCACCAGATCCGCCCCCACCACTAACCTGACCCCTGTATAGACGCTGCATAAATGCATCGTATCGTGCCTTACGTTCTGCATCACCACTCGTAAAGACACGACTTTGCTTGAATTCCTTTAGAGTGAATGTACCGTCTGAGTTCTGGGTGAGGAATTCACGCGCATCAGGATCAGTCTCAAACAGCCTCTTTCTCCATGCCGTTTCATTCTTTTCCCTATCTCCAGCAGATTCCCTCTGTGGACGTTCAGCATTAGTTTGACGCTGATCTACTGCTTTGGCGTGATTCTCCGCAATATCAGTCTTAGATTCCAGATTGATCTTGTCGGCTTCACTCAGAGCACCAGTCTTAATGCCAGTATCTTCCCACTCCTGTTTCTCCATATTGAACGTAATTAGCGTTGGACCCCTAGCGTGCATAGGCCATGCGGGATGCTTCGCCTTGAAGAGATATGCATCATCTCTAACTTTTCTGGACGCCTCTAGTTCCTTGTTATGGCGTTCAGTTTCTTCAATTCTCAACCGGTCACGTTCAGCGTTGGCAAGAGTAGCTAATACCTGACGTTCGTTGGCGTTAGCTCCACGTTCTGCTGTAGCTGCCGCACTATACGGACCAGTCTTTTCCTTCCAATCAGCCATTGCACGTTCGTACGGCTGATACATGATTTCTTCGGCAGCCCTAGGACCGCCAACAAGACCTCTAGCACTAGCCAACATCTTACGTGCGATGGATGGATCTTCGCGTGTTGGAGTATGTTCGAGTAGTTGATTCAACCGATCGTTGGCGCGTGTTTCAGCCTGGAATTTACGTAACTGTTCAATAGCACTGTTAGGGTCAACCTGAGGTCCACCCATTTGATTGAATGGAGTCTGAGGTAATTCCTCCATTCCTGGCATTGGTGGTGCCTGTGGTGGAGGGGGCTGATTACCTATCTGTTGTAGCATCCCACCAGTTGGTCCCTGAGGTGGAATGAGTGATGGTTGCTGGGTAGGTAATGATGGTATCGGTCCCATTCCAGGAGGCATTTCTGCTTCTATCGTCTGGAATGGTGGTGTGCCCGCGAATGGTCCCTCTTGGGGCATCCACATATCTTGAGACACACCACTCGCACCTATATTGCCAACGCGTGTACCGTCCGCGTTATCAATCCGGTTACGCCGAATGAGTTCCAATAGGTCAATTGGCATTGGCGTTACCTACCACTGAAAATGCTAGTTTTCTTATTCGTGGGAGGGGGTATGAATGTTTCATTCCCACCGAATGCCCCTCCACCCGAGTAGCCAGTATTTACAGTTGGTACACCACCACCAGTCACATTACGTGAATTCATGATACCCGGCGTCGATGCCACGTTAGGAGGTGGAGTTACACCCGGCAGTCCTTCTGTAGAGCCCCCAAAGATAGGATTGGGGTTGTATGGGGGTGTAGAGGAAGTGGGTTGATTCTTATTAAAGAACTTAGAAATGGTGTCAATCCATGGAGTGACTGCACCACTGATCTTATCGATCTTATTAATGGTGTTATCAAATGCTCCCGGTAATTCCTGGGAACTGATCTCATTACGTGTCGTACCAAGACCGAAATTACCACTAGAATTGATGGCACTAAGAGCCTGATTACCGAAGGTAGATGCCATTCCAGGAGTCGTACCGAATAGGTTAGCCTGACCCCCAATAGCACCCATTTGACCAGCTAATCCAGCTAATCTACCCTTCTGTACCATCTCTGCTAATGCGGCCTCGACATTTGTCGTAGCATCCGCCGCACTCTGACCCTGTTCACGCGCCATCTTAGCCAACGTGGCAGTAGCATTAGGAGAATAGCCACCTTGCAACGACCTATTGCGCTCTACTTCACGTTCAGCATTGGCGTATGCAGCTCTGATGGGACTGATCCCACGCGCACGTAGATTCGCCTTATCAGCCTCAGAAAATCCACCAGTTTCAGCGAATTCCCCGTATCCTTCTGGACCCATCATGTCCCGATATTGGCCCATGATACCGCCGTAGTCTTCAAATGCTTGACCTGAAGCACGGCCATAGTTTCCCATAGCTTGCTCGATATAAGGGTCCATTTGACCTTCATATCGTTGCTGTTGGTAGGCGTTCTGATTCTGTCCACGCCCCCGCGGGTCTGAACCAGACTGGCCCTGTGTAGCTACCTGTTTAGGCGCATCCTTGTTCTTGTCTTTTGCCATTCCTATATTCCTCTACAAATCCAAGACTAGAGCTTCACCGTAGGATGGCCTAAATCCGGTCCTTTTCAACCTTTTAGCCCATTTAGGCGATCGGCTAAAGGTGTAAATCTGGTCGTACCCAAACCGCTGACTGATATCTTTTGACGCGTTCAGTACGAGCTTGAGCGCGTATGCTCTATCTAATACACTCCTCGACAGATCGGTGACTGCGACACATTCACATATGTCCTCTAAGCCAGCGATTGTGATGATACCCTTCTCATCCTCGACTACATATGCACACAACATATCGAGGAAATCAGGTATCGTAGAGCCATCATTGACGAGCGCGTGGAGGCGTTTCACCTCATCCATATCAGCGGGGGTAATTGATCTAATCATGATACTATGAAGAGTTGAATCTGTTCAGTTGACGGCGGAATTCCTAATGGATCTACCATCACTTCAACTGCTAATTGTGATAATCGTAGTTGGACTGGAATATCGTGTAATAGAGCTACTTCAACGGGTAACTGGGATATTCTAAGAAAATTTGCAGAATCATCTAATACAGCTACTTCGACTGGTAACTGTGAGATTCTTCCAAAAGTAGGGGTTGCCGAATCTTCATAATATATTAAGCTAATAGTATGTAGATTAGCATTAGTTCCTGCCTTACGTAATCTTATAGCTACTCGATTTCCTGCCGCAACTGGTAAGGGAGCAGGTAGCCATAATGCTGTAAATCTAGAAGAAACTTGAGTGTGCCTTAAGGTTGTTAGAACAGTTTCAGATCCAGATCCCCCAGTACCAATATCATATTCTATTCCTAATGAAGTTCCTGGTACGTTATCTGCATAAGGAGATATTCCTAGTATTTTGATATTCTGTGGAGTACTAGCTATTAATTGTAACCATGCTGAATTGGCCCAAGGAGTTGTATTTGGTGTAACCTGAAGAACCGTTGCTGATCCTACAGGAACACTCTTTAATATCTCAGTTGTAGAAACCTGATCACTTGATAAGTTTTCATAGTAATTAAATGAAATGAAACCTGGTCCATTTGCATTATTACTTCTAACCCGAATTGAAACTCTAACACCTGTCGGAATACCTAGGGGAACTGGTAATAATATACCTACTGGAGCCCCAACTGAATTACCTGAATTGACTAAGTAAAGTCGTATAGTACCAACAACAACTTCTGAACTTACTGCTCCTGTAGATATTTCAAGTTCCCAATTAAGATTAGAATAAGTACCTCCACTAATTTGAAATCCCGCAATTGCAATAGGATTAGGCGTAGTTGAGAATATTTCAACATAGCTACCAAATCCCCATACACCACTAGCAGCAATTGTAAAGTTAGTTGCAAAAGGTATACTTTTTAGTGGAGTATTGGTTAGAATACTCATAATGGTTTCTCAATTACCATTAAACTAATAATTGCTGTATTACTAGCCGTCGAACATCTCATTCTTACTGCTATTCGAGTACTAGCAGTTACATTATCAAGGGGATGTGGTAACGGTTGATGCTGCGGATTCCCTTGATTGAGAGCGGCTATTCTAAGTGTAGTAATTACCGTCTCACTACCTGAACCTCCGGTGCCTAAATCTATTTCAAAATCCGCATTAGCAGAAAGAGCACCAAATACAACACCTGTAATTACTAGAGCATTCCCAGTAGCAGCACGAAGTTGTACCCATAATCCATTTCCCCATGCAAGCCCTCCAGCAGTAACTGTAACTCCAACAGTAGCGGGAGGAATGACTAATTGAGGTTTTGCAGTGGTTAAAATTGTTGATGTAAGTGGTTTCTGTAAGTAATTAATCGACATGTTCCATACAGTTAAATTAGTATTATTTTTACGTAATCGTACTGATAATCGTACCCCAGATCCAATATTATCGATTGGAATTGGAAATACGTATGTAAGTATTGGACCTATCTGTCCACTAGTAAATACTAATCTACTATAAAATCTTACTGTAGCAATGACAACTTCAGATGATGCTGCTCCAGTAGCTACGTCTATCTCTCCATCATAAGCAGTAGATTCAGTAAAACCATGTATAGAATAAAAAGTAACTCCTGTTAATACGCACGCAGCTGGGGTCGATGCTAATACTTCCACATAAGCCGAATTAGTCCACGCCACTGCCGCGGGTGTAACAGTCACCGCATCAGCACCAGCGGGTGCCGTATACTGACGGTCAATTAGGGTAGTGATAGCCACTAGGAAATCACTTTCATCCCAAATTGAGTTGCATTAATAGCAGCTACAGTCCAGTCCCCTAATGTGTCTGGATTGGTTTCTCGAATCTCTGAATGATAACTAAATGTAGTACCAGGAGACACAGCAGTTCCAGGATAATCAGCAATACTAGGCCGAATGACTCTAGCAATCGTTCGTGCCCCCGCATCTGATTTAGCTGCATATAGATTGGTTTGGACTCCCAGCACTGATCCACTCAGAGTCATGTTAGGATAGTTGTATGTGTCTAATACTCCAACTGTAGCCGATCCATTGTAATCCGTCGTATTAGGTGGATTTTCATCAACTAATGCGCCGTGGTCTGTTCCAGTAGATGGAGTCAATCCTTGATTTGATCCAACTGCGGCGGCATCGGTTTGTGGAAGTAAACACTCAACTTTAACCATTCCAAGAAAATCATTTCGGATTGATCCTGACGTATCACATAGATAGAAATCATCTATATAAGTATTATTAGCTGCAGTTCCGGCCCCTATACTAACACGATCCCATTGTCCTGTAGTTCCTACATTTCGAGTATCTGCACCAGTTGCTGTTAGTGCAGCCTCAACTACTCCATTAATCCTTACTTCATAGGTACCGATAGTATCATGAATAACAGTCTTTAATTCAATATAATTCCAACTATTTAAAGCTAATACAGTGGTTCCCGTAGCTATAATAGTAGCACCACGTTTAAGAGTAATTAATCCGCCTGTAGTCATTGCAAGGGCTACATGAACTACCGAGCCCTCCATAACTTGTACAATATCATTTGAAGCAGTGAATGCTATTGCTCCAAACATTGCAAATCCAACAACACATCCTCCGCTGGCTGGAACTGGTTTAGTTATAGTTGTGCCAATTCCTACTCTTAATGAAGAAGTTCCTGTCCGGAATTGACTTACACTAGTTGATGTTGCACCACTTCCTCCTCCCCATTTACCTACACCACTAATACCTGGATCACCAGTATAGTGATCAAACGAATCCATGAAAAGGAGACTCATATCTGCACCTTCAGACTCAACGTGACCTTCTTGATGGTAGCCACGGAATCGACGTTAAATCCAAGAATATCACCTGCTACGATAGCAGTATTCCATCCAGTTAATGTCAGATTTTGTGACTTAACGGCCCCAGAGATAGTCGGCTTCGCTGCTGCTGTGATAGAGTCTCCAACAACAGGAGGGTAATTAGCATATATGTCCTTCCAGATATCGATTACAATTGAACCTGATACATCAGCTAGGAGAGTGACTGCTTGAATAGTACACGCGAACGGTACCTCAAGAAATCCCTTCAATCCCGTGGTAATAACTGATGCGCCACCATCGATAACCATCGTAATCGATGCGATTCTAGTAGGTACTGCACCACCAGATCCGTTAGCTGCCGCTGTAATTCGACCATCTGCATCGACTGTTAGGTCAGTATTAGTGTACGCGCCCGGAGTGACAGTCGTGTTAGCTAGTTCTGCTGGACCGACTGTACTCAACGTAGCGAGTGCGCCTAATCCGAGGTTCGTTCGTGCTGTTGATGCCGAGTCTAAATCTGATAGATTGTTAGCCCTTTGAGCGTAGCGCGCATCACCCTGAGCCTCAGTGATGCCAGATCCGGGCTGAGAGATATTACCTCCCTGAAATTCAATAGCATCTAAATAGAAGCCCTGACCGCCACCAAACACGGCGATACGAATCTGATCGATTAGACTACCTGATGGGATAGCGAATGTAGTGACTGGAATCGCAACTAATTGATAATCGGCTACAATCGCTGAATCGAATCCAAATGTTCCCGTCCTATTGATCGTTACTGGATTACCTATCTGGACGCCAGCACTTCGGAGAGTGACAGTTAGTCCGCGTCCGTTAGACCACGTAGCTTTAGATCGAATGTAAATGATTAGATTGTTGAATGTATATGGATTGATTGTTCCCGTTGCTCTCTGTCCCTGTACATACGCCCCCGCAGCGACGGCAGTAGCTTCAATGTCTCTAGTGGATGGCGGCTTCGGATTGATTGATGAAGTGGTATTCCATCCAGCTCCTGATGTAGTCCAATTCCATTCTCCCGGTCCTCCCACACCCTCTGCATAGAGGACTTCCGTGGTAATGACTGGAGCAGTTGATGCAGCCTGAACTAGAATGATTCCGAGCTTGAGTTGAGTAGCTGGATCGATGTCTGGTTCTGATGGATTGAGTGCGGGCGTACCCGTTACTTTGATAACTGTGCTAAGATTATTAACAGCAATCGCATCAATACGCGGATTCGTGGGATTCGCAGCATCTAACGTAATGATGGTTTCTGGACTATTGTATTGAACGTTTTGAATGAAATAGGTGGCTGCCGATACCTTGAAATCATAGTTTACAAGCCAAGTTATGATACCCCCGCTAACTAGGAAGGTACCACTTGTATTACCTCCACCCCCACCTCCGCCCCCATCATTGAATGACTCCCATATCGTGCCGTTAGACCGTTCGGTTAGGAGCGTATCACTGCTGTAGTAGAGTGTTCCAGGTGCTACCGCCGTAGCTAATGGTTTAGCCGACGAAAGACCGCGCTGAATTACGTCCTGTAAGCGACTAGCCATTAGATAATCCCCGATGCGGCAGGAGGAAGAATAATTACGGCAACACGCTGATTATGGCTAAAAACTCCAGGTCCACCAGATGATACAAATGAAACAGGTACAGTGAAGAAATCAGCTAGATTGGTAGCAGGGGCTGTTATTTCCCAGATTTGATAACTATTAGCAAGTGCCTTATCCTGCATTAGAAATCGAGTAGTGGGTGCAAATAATAGGAATAAAAGATGAGCATCGAAGCCATCATCTGTTAGCCAATCGACAATTAATGTAGTAGCCAGATGTTGGTTTACATTATTATATCGAAGTTTACCTGATCCTGGATCACTTGGATTAGTAGTAGTCGTATCAATCCGATAAAAGAAAACCGAGGAAGATAGTCCTGCATTGAAGTAGGACACCCATTCAGTTCCATTACTTCTCTCGGTAGTACCTACATCCGAAGAGTGATATAATGTGCCAGGCAATACATCACTGGCAAGAGGTTTATCAGCTACCAAGCCGATTCGGTGAAGACTATCAGTTCGACGATAACTCTGTGGGCCTAAGCTCATGGTATCGGCACCTGAACGATAATGCACTCACCTAATGCAAAGATTAGCTCAGTTTCGGTTAAATGACCATCAGTTAATGGAGCGTCGTAGTGGTTGCCGCCACTGGATAGTTTGATGGTTCTCTTATTTGGAAGCGTATCATCGAATTCGATACCCAGCCCTGCGAGTAACTGAACTGAATTCGGTAATGCCGCTACTTCATTGTTTTTAGTGTGGTAAGTAGCTGTTTTGATGGCTACATTAGCTAATGGATTCGATGGATCTAATGCACTGATCTGATCTTCGGTTAATTGTGTGGATTGCTCTAATCGTTCAATTAATACCTGAATAGTCTGATAGAGTGGATTCTCTGACTGTTTCGTCTGGGCAAGAATACCCTTCAGATCCGCGAATCTAGGGTGTTTCTTTGGCGGATAGTAGGGCATGACTACGAACCAGGATAAGAGGTAAAGACTTCCCTAGTAAAGATCACAATTCGGTTAATTCTGAACCTCTCGTCAATTTCAGTAGTCTTCATCTCGAATGATGCGCGTTGTTCAGTGAAATTCACCAACCGCGTGGGAATGATTCGAGCAGCGGTAGCCAGAGCGAATGGAACTAATGTCTTACTCCTCACATCATCGAGTGAATAGACCTTCATTTTAAGACTTCCCACACCAGTTACGCGCATACGTATAGCCGCGTAATGGCTGATGCTTTCACCCGAACTACCTTCACTGAGTGCCGCTCCCTTTGGCATCTTACTCTCCTAATAACGCCGTCTTAATGGTGGGATTGGGGATTTTCTTCTCTATTGCTGTGTAGTAACTATCATGTTTAGTTGCCTTAGTTGGATTAATGAAATAGATGCCATCTGGTGCAGCGGGTCCGGGGCTAGGTCCGGGGTCTGTTCCACCTCCACCACCACTTCCATCATCAATAGCTCCACCAGTCATAATCATCAATGGACATGAACTAGGTGGAATCCATTTCTCTGTTGTATTTACAAGAGGTCCAACTCCTACCCCACCAGTGTCATGACCAGTATAATGATGAAATAAAGTTTTTTCTACTAATCCTGTTTTTAAGTTAGTAAGAAGAATGTCACCCCCACCAACTTTTGAACCATCGTTCAACACTTCGACTGTCTTTTGACCCCAAATCCAGATCTTATCAGAGTCATCAATATCTCTATGTACTATATGATGAATCCTGAAGTAAGTTGCTCCATAATCTAAGGTACGAAGTACAGTTCCACTAGCAGAATAATGAATAACTTTTGAAGATACATCATTTTCATTCCATACCACAACAATCGTATTATCTTTAAGTACAATAATATCTCCGGGCCAGTATCCAGCACCTAATGATGGAGCAAGATCGGACATTGGAGTGTTGGTAGTTAGATTATGTCTTTTTACCTCTCCTCCAGCAACTGTACGTCCATAGTATATTATAGTAGCATCTCTAGAAATTCCCATCGAGGCTAAACTACCACCCTGAATGATACCTACGGGAGCTACAGGAAGTGACCAGCTATTAATAGTATCTATGACTGCGCCTTCTGTAACTTTATAGACTACAATAGGAAGAGTACTAGATTTAGTTTCTGCAAGTGCAACATAGAAATTATTAAAATCGGTTCCAAGACTTACAATTGCTCTACCAGTGAATGTTCCGGGTCCGCCAGAAGCATCTCCATCCATGACTACTCTACCAATTTCAATCATGGTAGGAGGTTTTTCATAGATGTATAAAGTTCTCATGTAGGGTGCATAAGTTCTACCAGCTAATGCCCATCTTCCATTAGCTAGAGCAGCACCCAATTCACTAGCGGGAAATCTATTACTAACATTTCTCACCGTATCATTATTAGGATTATACCATACTCCGCCATAATATCCAGTCATTGACTGGTCATATTCATTATATCCAACATCATCAGTAGAAATGAATAGATCTCCTTTCTTAACTTCACTAGTAGGAGCTTCTTCAATTCTAAGAGTTAGGGTATTTCCTGGAGAGTAAGAATTCATGAATATACAAATATATTCACGATCCCCTACTGTTACAGATCGATAATGTATTCGTTTAGCCGTGAGATTCTGCAAACTTAATATTGATTGTTGTAATGGTGGACCAGGAGTAGCAGTTTTTTCATAATAATGGACAAAGTTAGCATCTAACGGATCTGTATTGAAACAAGTTATTCCAATTAATTTACTAACTGGTGAAGTTAATTTATACCAATAACCCCCACCGTTAAGATAATCTACACCCCATGTTCCACCCTTCTTTAGTGGATCGATTGTTACAGTGAATGGAAGTGTTGTAATTTCAACAGCGGTTTCTGGACCGATATTCGGTATTGGATGCGCCTCAAACGTTAGATCCGCTGAGAACTCTAACCATGCTCCTGTTGCATTAGATAGTGAACCCACAGTCATGTCAGGCATCAGTATGTCTGCATAACCTTTTCGCGCACCAATTTCAACATATCCCTTTACATTCGTTCCAGCAGTTGCAAGGGATTTATAGCCCCATTCAGCTACAATTCGATACTTCACCCCATCGGATGGAATGGTTACTGTATTAATTGGTTGGATAGCCTGAAGTGCTCTACCTACGGGAACACTAGCAGTTGCCCATTCGACTGCACTCTCTTCATATTTATCTAATAAAATGCCATGAACTGCATTGGTGGTGCAGTTTATTACATAGATATGAAGTCTAGTATACAAATCATGAGAAGCATTACTTGCACGAGGTGCATAAATAGAATTAACCGTCCCACTAATAGTCTGTGGAAGCAAGGGACGACTTACATGTTGTACAATTCCTCTAGTGAATGGAGTAGTTGATATTACACCATCACTAAGCATACTACCATTTTTAATTCCATATTTATCCGGATCTAGTGATTGGAGTGGACCCGGATCACCATCTAATCCAATCGCATTGCCAGGTTGATCCCATCCCCCAAACCAAGCAGGAGGAGTATAGTTTGGAAGATCTTGAATGAAATAGAGTTTGGTTGCCATTACGTTAGACTCGCAATCGCGCCCATAACTAACTTGTTAGTGTCAATCATAGCTATCGTGGAAAGTTTCACATCGAATGACCATCGAGCCCATCGAATGTTCTTAGCATCGATTCCATTCCCATAATCAGCATGTAACATCATGTGCTGATAGGGTGGAGGAAGGGTAATCCACACCTTCTTACTCAAGGAATCGTTGGCTATTTGGACGTATCGGAAATCATTACGTGCCAATGACATCCAAAAGTTCTCGATCTTCCAACTCAATTCTGGACGTGCGTAGGTTCCATTGAACAGCATGAAACCTGACCAATCAGCGATGAGAAGATAGTCTATATTTACGCCGCCCGAATCCAATACCGCGCCAATTCCATGAACAGGCGCGCCCACACCCTGATCGACAATTTCTTCAGACCAGGTAGCAGGTCTATCATTGTTGTCTGAGTATCCAAGTGTCCTCGTCATTTTGAATAAGTAAAGAACGTCTCGAAACTCTTGACAATTCGTCAGTGCATTGCCGTCTAATGGTGCGATTATAAGCCCATCGACTTTACTGATAGCTTCCGGCTCTCCGGGGAATGATACACGCGCAAGAGAGCGGTTATCCGTCACACCAGTAGGTAAGTCCTTCAGTGTCTCATCTGTACCGAATTCGCCTACCAATACAAGCCTGCTATGGTAAGTGTTGAGGGAAACACCTGATGGGATTTCAGTGAAATTATCGACTAAATGGGATGCGTCTGATAGTAGATCCGCATCGAAATACTCTACCACATGGTCTGTAGCTGTATTGTTATCGATTTTTCCTTTAGGGATGAAAAAGAGTTGGTATCCTTTCTGATCACCATTGTAAGTCCCCGGAATAGCCTTACTCGAAACCAAGTGACGCTTCTTAACATACGCCGGACCTATTGGAATGTTACTTACCCGAATCTTATGTTCCCCATCGAATTCCAATTTACCAAATACTTCAGGTCCAAGAGCAGTCAGATAGCCCGTATCCGTCTCGTAAACTACTGCGATGAGATGTAATCCAATGTCTGTCAGCCCACTAGCATCATGAGCAACAACAAGTGCGCCACCAGTAGGAGGAGGGCCAGCAGCTTTACGAGCAGGCGTTCCATCCCCCTTGTAAACGTAGAGGAATTGATTCTTGATCCCCAGTTCATAATTCTTTCCTTGGGGGTTAACGTATGTCTTGAATGGAGTGATGTAAGCGCGCCCATTGTATGCGACGAACCCGAAATCCGTCATTTCAGGAATAGTTAGAATCGGTCCATGGACTACACTAGCCCCGATGCAATGATAGATCTTCCCTCCCTCGACTAGCACGATGAGGGATTGACCAGTCTGCATCACATAGTCATAGAACCGAAGAACTTTACCGATTGAAACTGACTGATCCTGATACTTATCGAGGGGATCTCTTGTCTCTACTCCCGAGTGAGGGTATTGAACATTATCCGCCACGATAAAGTGATCAGATGGCGCACTTTCTGGATCACCTCTAGACCACCAACCATTAAAGTCTTCAATGATGATTGGATCATGGTCACGTAACCCAGGCATTAAAATCCTCCCCGAGCCTTATACGCCGCCCTGAAAGGACGATGCCGTGTCATGATTTGCTGTCTACCCTTGTTGTTAATTCCGTTTAGTCGTTCTAATGCATTTTCTGCCTGATCGTTTAGCCCCTCTGCTCTAGATGGATTCTCTCCAATGTAGAACGAGCACAGAGCGGCTGTCTTGTAACTCAAGTAAGAGCGCGCATTAATCAATCCAATTACAGTGAATTCACTCGTAGCTAAACTTAATGCACCTCGAACATATTGGATCTGAATTTCTCGCGGACCCAATGCACCACTAGGATTGAATTTGATGATCTGATCTTCCCAATGCCAGAATATGAGGGATTGGCTGATTGGGAATGCCTGAAGGAAATCACGTCGGGCTAATGGAATGAATGGATCTCCACTACCTGACGCACGCTCACCTATGCCCTGTACTTCCACCAAATCGGATGGATAGTGGGGTAAATCGACGTGTTCAGGTGGAGTGATCTTATATGAACCGACTGGAACTACTATAGGTGGAGAAGTCATGTTGGTTGGTGAAGAATTAGATTCCTCTAAATTCTCCACCAACTCATCAATCGCCATGTTCAGGTAAGGTAGTTGGGCAGCGTAGGTGTAATCTGTTTTCTGAGGATCGTTCATGAGTGCAGCACTACGATCCATTACTTCACCGGCTGTCAGGTTAGTAGTGCTCATCTCACACCTACGCGATGGTTACAGTGTACACACCCGCTACAATCGCAACCGTAACGGCAGTGGTAATGGACAAATCGAATTCCTTGATGTTATCGCCTGCTGCACCAGCCGTAGGAGGATTCGCAGTCATTACATTATCGACTGTCACGAACAGCCTCTTACCAACAAGATCAAGTTCAACCCCAATGACATTCGTGAGAGTTACTCCAGCGACCGTTCGATCCGGTCCCGTCTTAGCAGTTGTAATGACTACCGTATGTGGTGTGGGCATTCTACCTCCTATTGTGCGAATGAGAGATTGAGTTCTTTCGCGCGTACGGGATCTACAACAGCCTTACACGTCTGGCAGATTGGGAATGCAGGATTACGCAGCGAGCCACATGCAATGCAACGAACCAATTCAGCAGCCTGAATGTCACCTAACCACGGCTTATTCTGAATGTTCAGTTCTCTACATGCCAGGCGCGAATCGTCACTAATACTCAATGGATTGCCGTTCGATCGGCTCCACAGAATGTCAGCGATACGAATAAGCTCCATGAACCACTTCTTCTGGTTTGCTAATGCCTTCTGCAATAGAAGTGGCTGTTCCTTCTTGACTTTCTCTACTGTATATTCACCGGGCAAGTAGAAGATACCCGGCATTTGGTCTGCCATGTTACACGCCAACAGTCCATTGCAGTAGTCGCGTACGATCGCATCCGCAATCTGAACCGAGGATACAGGAATTTCGAGTAATGGCTGATTTTCGTCTACTTCTCTCCACCAACTAGAAGGACCGATTACCAGCACACTAGGATTCTCAAAAGTTCCAGGTGATAACTCGAATGTAGATGGCTGTAGAGTAGCTTTCCGTTCAATGATGCGCTTTGGTAAAATCGATACGACAGTAGACCGATCCATCGGGTTGATTGGCGCACGAATGGTACGCCGATTAGTCTGCTGCATTCCTGGGAATTCGCCTACCATACTCATGTTAGTTCGCCTTCTCGTAGTTACGCGGCACAATTACCGCCTGATTGTGAGCTAACGCATCACCTGTGTTCGTTTCATTACCGAACAGTTCCTCTTGTAACTTCTCTACCCTCATCTGCCTAGCTTCTTCAGTTCCCTCGGTATCGACGTACTTGACAAGGCTCTTTTTGCCAAGTACAGCGTAGAGGGCGTCGATAACGAACTTTGTGGCCTCCCAGATAGGAGGAAGCGGATTATCGCGTGCGTCACGATAAGCCCACAGTGGTTCGTACGATATCTTAGACGCGGGTAGATCTTTCTGATTGATTTCCGGAACAACGACCAGCCGTTCCAAAACATATAGACCCTTCAGATACGGGTATTTCTTTACTTCCCTTACTTCCGGGAAAAGTAATGCAATACCAGTGTCTAAATATTCTACAAGTCGTTTCTCTACCTGGTCATCAGCCCACACTATGCGAAAGATGGGATCTGTCGTTACGGTATCGATCCCGTAATAGTCTTTTAATCTCTGATTTAATGCTTCAACAGTTTCCATAAAAAAGTGGGGGATTTCTCCCCCACCCTCCATTACACTCCGGAGTTAATGACCCACTTACCGAGAGACTTCACCCATACGAGGTAAAGCGCACGGTTAACAACGGCAGTTAAACCAACCAGAATATTCCCAGAGGTTCCCAGAATGACTGAACCAGTGACAGGAATGAGTACAAGGAACTGAGACTGACCAGCTCCAAGCCCTGGATTGATTGTATTGACCTGAGTAGCGCCCGTGAGCAGTACGATATCAGTCTTAACGATAATCGTAGCCGCAGATGCCACGGTACTCTGTGTCATCTTACTTACAGTTCCTGGAATCATCTCTCCTCCTCCACCATGAGATGAATAACCGATGGATACTAAATGTCTTTCTCCTGCTGGGGTGCAGGAGTCCCAGCCACCCAATATCCACCGGCTAACTTGTGCTAGTAACCGACAGGAACAGCGAGTCCGTCGATGTACGAGCAAGCCGCAGGATTAGACACGAAAGTCTGCATCCCAACGACCATGTAGAAGATTTCCGCCGCAGCCACACCACCAGATGCGCCACGAATCTCGAAAATCTTACGTCCATCAGTGGTGTAGAATCCGATGGGAAGGATTTCTGCACGACCCCAAACCTCATCCACGATGAAGTCAATACGGGTCTTATCCCACGAATAATGCACCGTGATGGGCGCACCAGCCAACTGCATGTTAGAACCACCGAAATACATATTCAGTGCTTCTTCTTTTGCAGCCTTCTGGATGATGGAAACCAACTGACCGATTTCCTCATACGCCTGCTGTTGCGCCGGGTGCGTCCACGCCTTCGGAGAGAAGGAATGTTCGATACCCACACGATTGCCAATCTTGTTGATGGCAATACGCGGCAGGGGCAGAGTGAGTGCGGCGCCTCCAGCATTCACACGGTTAGCACGAATCTCAGGCGTAGTGCTACGCGAGAAACCAAGCCACGTACCGGCGGATGCATTGCTGTGGTGATACGGCACACCAAACAGAGCAGGAAGTGATGCAGGAGCAGCGAGTCCCGCAGTCACAATCTTATCCGTAGGTGCAACCGCAGCGATGGTGGGAGTGATGCTGATGGTCTTATTCTCGACATCATGTGCCGTGATAAGACCTTCACCACGCTTGATGGCAAGAGCAGCATCCCACACCTGTACGGTCTGACCGTAGCGCATCAGACGCGCTCCGAATCCATCCGTAGTAAGTGTGATGACGTTGCTACCACCAGCAGGGGTGTCAGTGGTTACTACACCAATGACACCATCACCAGTCTGCATCATCTGGCTATCCAACTGACGGCGCATTTCATCCAATGCCGTAGCGGTTAACCGACGCACACCATTGACGATAGCCTTACGCGCATCGTCAGTAGCCCACTGAGTTAACTTGGTGTACTCAATGTTCTCACTCAAGAAAACACAATTGAGTACAGCCTTGTCAAACGTGGGACCACCACCTCGACCTAAATCGCCGCCATCCGGGTTAAAATACTGGAAGCTACCACCCGGACGCAGTTCCAAAGGAACGCGCATCTGACGATGAGAGATCTTCTCCACATCACGCTTCTTGATGTGCGAGAAAAACTTATCGTCACGCTCGAACAGCACACGAATCTTCGGGATAACCCGTTCGAGTTCGGTTGCTGCTACCTGTGCTTCAACTACTGCCATACCGTCTCCTTGCTAATCCTGCATTAGCACATCAAGTGTACTCATTCCTTTCGGAATTTCCTTGCCGTTCTTGTACTTTCCACTTGATGGGGCAGTGGAGCGCCCAGGAGTAATTGGACCCTTTTTAGAGGTCGTTTCTTTCTCGTCCGTTCCTTCACTATCTTCACGAACCCTACGACCCATCCCACGTAAAGCATCGTTTCGTGCCTTTTTGATAACACTAGGCAACAGTGTTTTTGCTTTACTAAGATAGGCTGACTTGATTCGATCAGTTGAGGTTTTATCGAATCCCTGATGGAATGCCTTTTCCCACAAACGATCCAGTAAACCCCTGAATCGTGTATCTCGCTGGATGAGATCATCCAACGTTTCCAGAGCTTCAGCAGTTGCGTGATTCTTCATGTATTCAGTCATCGTTCCGCGTGGATCGATGTGCTGAACAATGGTAGAAGTCAGTACGTTATCAGCTTTCGTCTGAAGGTCTTCTCTTACACCATCGAATACCTGATAGACGCGCTGCTGTTCGTACTGTTGCTGCTGCTGTTCTCGCTGAATGTCCTCGGGCCTAGAATTCTTCGACAGGGGCGTAGGCGGTGTAAACTGTTGTGAACCAAATACGAACTGATTCAGAATGTTAGCTGCCGCCGTGAGTGGCGCACCCTGATCGCCTAACTTCCTACCCTCCTGAACCATCGTAATGATAGTGTCCTTGACGACATTACCCAATACGTGGTAGTAAGCCTGTGAATCGACTTTCTTCAGGGTTGGAAGGTAGTTGTCAGCGATCTTATAGAACGCGTCCGAATTCTCACTCTTAGCCGCCTCAAGAACTGTGGTGATATCACCGTTCAGGACTTCGTACTCTACGCGGTCCAGTATCTGAGACTTTTCGTGTGCAGCGCGTGCGTCCTGAATCGTAGGATAAACTTCAGTGAACTGCTGCTCCCGATAGTATGCCTTTTCAAGGTATGGGAAATCCTTGAATAACTTCGGATACTTGGCAAGGATCTCCCTGCGCCTGACCGGAGTCATTAACTCCAGATCTTCTTCTTTCGGCCCGTCTAATTCTTCTTCGATTTCTTTGAGTTCGTCGTCTTCTTTTGATTTTTCTCCGTCCTCTTCTCCTTCTTCTTCATCGCCTGTTTCTTGCTCATCTTGATCTCCTGTATCAGTTTTACCAATCTTTGGTAAGTCCAATACTTCTTCGGGTTCTTCGGCTTCATTCAAAAGCTCGAATGTCTGTTCGCCGTCACTTCCTGACACATCATCTGGTGAATAGAAAGGAAGTGAAATGAAGTTATTGAATCGTCGGTGCATTTTGATCTACTCCCATTTGCTGGCCTGCTACTTGTTCAGCAGGCGCTGTCGGATTGGCTAGTTCCCCATTAGCTTGATCACTAGCGGCTTGTTCTGGGGGCATTCCTTGCATCTGCTGCATCTGCATCTGCTGCATCTCAAGCTGCATCTGAGCATCCTTATGCATCTTGAAGTGCAACAATACATTTTCGTAACCCATCTGATTCTCTGTCTTAGCTAGCCGTCCCGCCGCACCTACAAGCCATCGACGGCAGATATCTCCTTCAATTACGTGATCGTCTACATCGAAGTCAATCGGAATACTAGGCACACGCATGGGCGGGGGCGGAGGCTGACCCATTTGCATAGCCTGTTGTTCCATCATAGGATCAGGTGGCTGCTCAATCGGCTCACTATCCAACAGTTGCTGAATTTCCTCGTATTGCTTCTGTCTATCTTCCTCACCTGGAATGATATAATCGGTCAGTCCGATAGCCTTTTTCAGATAAGGCATGTTCTCTGGCGAAGCTAACGTAGCCATGATCTGGTCATTGTTTATGTTAAACAATTCCATGATAGCATCTTTCTGCTGATTCCACGTAATCGGCAGATTTTCATTAGCCTCAAGCTCAATAGAACCTATCTTACCCTCTAATTCCGCTTTACGCACGAATACATTGACGAAGTTACCGAATTCGTCCTTCTTAACTGACTTTTCGTCTTCTCGAACTTCATCGATGTACATCGGTATCGCTTTACCGAATGTGTCTTTCCACCACATTGTCAGCATCTTCCAAGTAGTTTGGAGACGCTGTAATGCTTGGGCGCGAGACATACTGTATTCGGATGCCGTCCTACTACCCGACATTTGCCCACCGAATAGACTCGGAAGCGCGCCCGAAACGATTTGTCCCATCTGCTGAATCTTCTCTGCAAATGGTAAAGTTTCCTGAGATAACGTCGCAGTTTTAACCTCATAGAAACCCTCTCCTAACGGCTTCCCAGATTTAGGAGTGGCGGGATAGATACCACCAGGAATAGCCTCAGATTCACGATACGACTTGAAATTTAATACCTTCGGGTCAGCGAATGTCTGAGGAATGCCATGTTCGATGGTCTGAACTGTCAATGAAATCAAATCGTTCGTAATTTCTTGTACACTCGTCAGGAGTAGACCAATCGGATCGAAATGAATATAATCCGAAAGTGGATTGTATGTCAGTGTCCAATGTTCGTCCAACTTTTCATTGACTGCATGGACTACCTGATCGTTCACTACGCACGCATTCACACCGTGCGGATACAGTTTCTTCAGTTCCTCTACTTCCTCTTCCTTCAAGATATGATAGGCTGCGGGTCTGAACCAACAATTACGCACAGTGACATTATTGATGGGATGTTCGCCCCTGTACTGCGGTGATGTGCGACCCCACTGTTCGTATAGATCGTACGTTGATTCGCCCTGTTTGACTACCTTGTCTCGTAACTCTGGATATTTCTCCAGGACATTGGCGTAATGAGTTTCGTAGGAGTAGATGAGATAGTTGCATTCCTTCTGACTACGCGCCCACACTGGAACCTTGACGAACAGACCGCCAAATACTTCCATGAATACACGGGACTTAGCGTGACTCGTTTCGCCCACCATCCGTGTATCGATGCTAACACTCTGAGACTTAATGATTGGAACTGTAGCATCACACGTTTCGCAGTAGTCCGTCTCTGGAATCTGTTCTCCCGTAAATGGATCCACTTCAGGTGGACGCATCATTTCTTCAGAGTTACCTTCATGGATTAGTTCATTCGATAATTCAGTATTGCAGTATGGACAGGTTTCAATTGAATGAACTTCCTGAAAGTCCTCGTATTTCTTTTCTTTGTATGTTCCGTACTCTTCATCAGCCTTCGTATACACATAGGATGCTGTCATCCCCTCAGTGCAGTACACGAACAGAGCGTGAATCCAGAGCAGCGGCGCGTTGTTGTGCTTGAAGATCAGTTCAGAGATCTTATCTCCTGCTTTAGCTGTTGCTATATCGAGAGGATTGTCAGCATCATCAGGATAACAAGTAATAGGGGGGACAGCGACAGATAGTGCAGCGATGATCGATTCGAGATACGCACGGTAAATATTAACTGGCTTGTCGTAGTATCCTTGATCAGAGTCTTCACCAGCACGCGCAGATTCGGGAATACGCCAATCATGTGCAACCTCGCTGTAATACGTGTGCTGGATGTTCTCCCACATCAGTTTCAATCGACGCCACTGACGGATCTGACGATCGCGCACAGCTCTATCTTCATCGTCGAAATGATCGACGATTTGCTTTAGTAACTTCTTAGTCTCTTCACTTAATTCTTTTTCCATTTCAATACTCTACTGAGGCATCGACGGACCAAGACCACCAGCACCCATTCTACCCTGAGTAGCTGATCTGCGGCCCATCATCATTCGGCCACCATTACCAGGAATCATTCGTGGCATCTGTTCCATGCCACCACCGTATTGTGGCATAGGCATCTGTGGAGTTTGACCCTCAAATTGCTGCCATGGAGTCTGCATAGCTCCCTGCATTTGGCCCGCATACTTGCCACCATCTTCACTAGAATACGCTTCAAGTAACCGATTTGAATCTCCAGGATTGGCCTGAAGATATCCCTGAATCCATGATTGTGGTATGCCTGCCTGTTGGGCCTGAGCTATTTGAGCCTGATACTGAGCAGGAGTGATGCTACGACCTTGACCAATCGTTTCACCAATACCATCAATCCATCCACCAGTTCGTCCACCCTGAACGAATTCAGCATCAGGATTCATTGTGGGATTACGACGATTGATTATTCCTGATGGATCGTTACCGAATGATGGTCCAGCAGTGCCCGGAAGTGATGCGTTGTAATATGGATCGAATCCACCTGATGGACCTATTCCACCGCCCATTCGACGCATACCACCTGGTCCCATACGCGCACCGGCTGCACCCATACGCGCACCCATACCTGCGTTAGCTGGACCTCTAGCCTGACCTCTATTCTGTGCTGGAGCCTGTTGCTGTTGTTGCTGACCTCCACCACTAGATCCACCCATGCCAGCTAGAATTCCTGGTGCCGCCAATCCTGCACTCAATACCTTGCGTCCTGGACTGAGTCCTTTAACGCCACCACTGAGATATCCTGATGCCCCGCCCATTGCACCAGCTAATCCCGCGTCTTTCCAGCTACCACCAGATAGTTTCCTATCCGCAGCACTACTAGCTGCCCCGATAGCCATCGAAGCTAATGGGCCTACTCCGGGAATGAATGATGCGGCAATAGGTGCAGCTTTCAGTGCAACCTTGCCGATATTCTTCATTACGTTCTTGAAGCCCATTGTTCTATCCTATCTATCTGTTAACGGAAGGTCGCGTCTGTAATGCCAAAGAATCTTAAGAGCCAGACTACAAGAACTAGAACGATGACCACCCGAATAACCATCTTAATCGGGGGACTCATCGGAATATACGTCTCTAGCAGATAGAGTGCTACGCCAAGAATCACTAGCCCGATTATGAGAGTGATCATCCTGCCACCTCTTCTGAAATGCCTACTTGCTTCTCTAATTCAGCGATTTCTTTAGCCTTATCGTTTAGTAGACGCGCTTTCTGTCTATCCTCAGCTTCCAACATTTGCTGTCTTACGCGCCAAGGAATGAATTGACTCTGAACTGGCTTCAACTCATCTTCTGAAAATACGGGTGGTTTGGGCTCATCCTTATTAAGCAATTTGTGGAGTAACTCCTTACGCTCTCTATTGCTCTCTTCGAGCTGGAAGCGTAGGATCTCACACGTTTCACATACGTCAGGCGACAACCCAAACCACTTCTCTAGAATTCTCTTTATCATTTTCTAATCTTCACTTTACTAGATGGTCCTAATCCCTTAGGTTCGGAGGGTAATTCTACGTCACCTGTTGGTCCGTCCAAATAAAGGAGATCAGACAAATTACTTATGTCGTATGCATTAGGAGATGGACCCGTATCCTTCAATCCCATTGCATGAGATAACTCGTGTCGAAGAATTCCCATTGATTGTTCATGTGGAAATCTATAATTCGACGGTTTATCCCAGCCTCCCCTTGTTTTGATATTACCAGTCATGGGATGGTAAGTTCCCTGTACAGTATCTAGTCTATTATCTAATCCACCTAATGTAATATTTCGAATTCTACTAATTGCCTCAGGATACTGACTGATAATATCTTGTAATGCTACTTGTTGGTAAGGATTGTCAAATCCTTCCAATGAAACGTTTGGCTTTCGTTGAACTGGTGATCTGAATAGTAATTTATCAGTAATCGATGGTTCTAATGGTTTCTTCAGTACACTATTCAATAATTCATGAACGTGTTCCCGCGTAAACGTGGGAGACAATCCATATGGTATACTCTTAGGCCAACTAGGCATGGCTAGTGTCGATACCTTGAGATTGGCTTGATGTATTCTTCGGATTCTGACTCCGTGCGCGCCATATTCCGATAGAATCCAGTCCAATCATTCGATGTATTGAGTTTCTGTACGAGAACTTCCTGTTTCTGAATACGCTTAAACTCTTCGTTCGACTCGTCGAAATAACCGGCGGCTGCATCTACCAGATAACGAAGCCCATCGATGGGATCGTCACCTTCAAACTCTGCGATATCCTCTGCTGGTTTGTTTCCCTTCGGCTTATCATAACTACATGCCTTGATTGCCTCGACTAGAAGAGGACACGCGCCCGCGAAGATCTGTAGCTTCGGCAAATTCAATTCAGGCTCTTGTGGTCTGAACGAATTGAGGTATGAATTGTACTCACTCATGCCCCTATTCCTTAAGATCCACATCGCATACTCTTCGTTGTATATCGGAATCTCTGATTCATTCACATCTTTTGGATGCCATCGGAGGTATTCATGGATTAGTAGCTTTCCTGCGATCCTTGAACCAGGCGTATTGTTACTAAGTTCAATCGAAACTCCGAGTTCATCCTCGATTTGCTGTTGGATGGTTTGTTCTTGACCTCTATCCTGTCCAGCACTCTTGCAAAATCTAATAAGACGTGGGTTTTCTTTGTCGATGTAGAGTTTGACATGCGGAGCCCATTCAGCGATCTTCGTTTTCACCCATGTCTGTTCACGATAGATGTACACGCGCTTGTTTGGACTGATTGCCGCGTAGCCAATCCATGTCATGGCGGCGAATCCCCAGTCACCTATTACTATGCGCGGCCACCACGCAGGAATGATGAATGGTTCGACCACATGCATTGCATTGTCTGGCTCATCTTCAAACTTATGGTCACGAAACTCATCGAATACCTGCCCCTGATACGCATCCCAGTCACCAGCTAACTTAGCTTTACGTTCTGCCTCGATTGTAATGCCTTGAAGTGACTGTTTGTACGTGGGATCGACGTATTGATTGTCCTCTAGGGTTGAGTGAATGTAGATTCTTTTGTTTCCTCCACGCCCAACGATGATTTTTCCACCTTTAGGGAATGGTTTAATGAACCGTTTGAATACCCACGTATGCCCAATTCCTCCAGGCATCCCAGCCGCTCGTATGATAGAGGGCAATTCTGGCACTGGAGATCTAACGCGCTGAAATCCAATATAGAGGTAGATCCATTCAGTGATGGAAGTGAGCTCATCAGGCGTGTATAGATTGATTTGCATTGAGTCGTATTTATGCACGTCATCTTCATTCTCACAGTGCCCGAGAAAGATCATAGATCCGTCGTTAGAAGGACCATATTTGGTGGAAGTTCCAGTTCCATACTGATCTTCGCGTGGAAAAGTCCAGCACATCTCTGTCTTGTTAAGTGTTGCCCCAAATCGTCGATACAATTCTCTAGATCGGGGAATGATTTCATTGCGTAGTTCAGGGAATGTCCTCCGCATGAACACTTGCTTGAATTTAGGATGCTCATGCCATCGATGTACGATCCCGTAAAGTAACAGTACATCTGACTTTCCGCTACCTGCTCCCCCTCCGTATACGGCTTCCTTAATACTAGTCGGAACTGAAAGGAAAAGGCTTTGCTTGGGCTCTGGCTTCCATTCATTTGGGTTCCGTTTAGTAGATTGAGGGATAATTATATCCATTTCTTGTAGCCGCACGTCGCCCTT